ACACCGCTAGATAGCGGGCCGGTAAACCCTACGGTGGCGGCTACCGCCGCCGATTAGCCGAAATATTGGTGGCAACCGGGTGGTGGCCGCCAAACGTCGAATTTGACGAATACGACATGGCTACCGTAGTAAGTGTGATTACCGAACAAAACCGCCAAATGGAACGGGCAAACCGTGGCCGTTGATCTCGAAGTGGGCGTGGTAGGTGTCAAACAAGCTCTAAAAGACCTAAACAAAATTGCGCCAACGATACGCCGCCAAATCACCAAGGATTACGCGCAAATCGTGGAACCCATGATAAAGACCGCGCACCAAGCCATACCCCAAATAGCACCCGTTACCGGTATGGATCGCACCGGGTGGAAAACCAAAAGCGGCCTACAAATCTTGCCGCCGGGCGGTTGGAACGGTACCGCCGCCACCAAATCATTAAAACCACGCATTAACACGCGGCGTATAAAAGAGTTCCGAGGCAACAAAGAAAACGTGGGTACGTTTGGCGTGACGTGGCGCGGGTTTGCCAACACCGTGTTTGATATGGCCGGCCGTAAATCGTCGGGCAATCGGGACGTGTTTAGCCGCATGGGTTCGCATGGCCGCATGGTTGGCGCGGTAGGTGGCCCACAATTGTTAGCGATATTGCAAGGCCGGTACGGCAACGCGTCCCGCACCGTATGGCCAAGTTATGAACGGAACCAAACCGAGATCGACAACGAAATGCAAAAATTGGTGGACGAAGTAATGCGGCTAGTAAATAGTGATCTGTCTAAACCAACTAGCGTTGGTGGTTAGCCATGGCCGTATCACTCCCTATCGTCTCCGAGTTTGACGGCACCGGCATTAAAAAAGCCATTGCCGAATTTAAGCAATTAGAAACCACCGGCCAAAAGGCCCAATTTGCGTTAAAAAAGGCGGCAGTACCGGCCACCGCCGCGTTAGGTGCATTGGCCGTAGGCCTTGGATCTGCCACAAAAGCCGCCATTGAGGACGCGGCCGCGCAAGACAAATTGGCGGGCGTACTACGTCGAGTCGGTATGGCTACCGAGGACGAAATAGCCGCTACCGAGGAATTTATTAGCGCACAGTCACGTTTAACGGCCGTTACAGATGATGACCTACGGCCCGCGTTGGCCACCTTGGTAAACGCCACCGGATCGGCCACCTATGCCCAAGAGTTGCTAATTAAAAGCCAAGACCTAGCCGCCGCCACCGGTAAAGATTTGGAAACCGTAACGCAAGCAATGGCCAAGGCGGCAAACGGGCAAACCGCCGCGCTCTACAAACTCGACCCGGCATTGCGCACCACCGTAGGCGTGGGTGCCGAATTTGAGGACGTACTACGCGGTTTGAGTATTCACCAAGGCGCGGCGGCCGAGGCCGCGCTAACTACTGAGGGCAAAATGAAAAACCTTAGTATCCAATTTGGTGAGGCAAAAGAGAGCATTGGCGCGGCACTAATCCCGGCCGTGGAAACCTTGTTGGGGCTACTAATTCCGTTAGCCAATTGGGCGCAAGAAAATAGCAAAGTATTTTTAATCGTTGCCGGTGTTATTGGTGGTGTGGCGGCGGCCGTACTTGCCGCCAACGCGGCCATGAAGGTATATCAGGCAACGCTAGTAATCGTTAAGGCCGCTCAATTTGCGTTAAACCTTGTTATGGCCGCCAACCCCATAACGTTGGTGGTGTTGGCCATTGGCGCATTAGTAGCCGCGTTTGTGTTGGCGTACCAAAAATCTGAGACATTTCGGGACGCGGTAAACGGCCTATTTGGTGCCATTAAAACCGGTGTGGTTGCGTCCGTCGAATTTATCAAAGGCTATTTGGAATTTGTTATGGGGTTTTACAAATCCATTTTTAACGGCATTGCGTCGTTGTGGAATAACACGGTAGGCAAATTGTCATTTAAGGCCCCCGATTGGGTGCCCGGGTTTGGCGGTAAAGGGTTTAGCGTCCCCAAAATTCCTATGTTGGCCGAAGGCGGCATTGTCACCGGGCCTACGTTGGCCATGATCGGGGAAAAAGGCCCCGAGGCCGTAGTGCCATTAAACCGTGGCAATATCGGCGGCAATATCACCGTAAACGTTTACTCGACATTGGCCGACGCAACATTGCCGGACAAGCTTGTAAACGCATTGCGCCAATACAACCGGCGTAGCGGCGTGATCGACATACGGGTGGCGTAAATGCCGGGCGTAGTAGCGTCCGCCGGGGATTACACGGTCCTATTGGATACCGGTTGGGATAGTAATTCGTTCCGTTTAGATGACACCGAAAAAGGCGTATTAAACAATACGGAATTTACGTTGGGGCCAAACGTCGAATTTGCCGATATCACGGACTACGTAGTGGGCGTTACCTACCGTCGAGGCCGCCAACAACCATTCGACCAATTTGGCGCGGGCACCATGTCATTTAGTCTCAACGACACGTTGGCCGGCGGCATACTCAACCCATACGACGAAAACAGCCCCTATTACGATCCGGCTAGCAACGTGCCCGGTTTGGCACCAATGCGCCGCGTCAAGCTCTTACGCGAAAATACCGAACTATTTAACGGCGTAGTGGAAAGTTACGATTACCAATACAACCTAGACCGGCAAAACATTGTGGCCGTAAATTGTGTGGACGATTTTTGGTTGTTGTCCAACACGTTTATGGACCAACTTAACGTAGATCCGGAAACGTCCGGGGAACGTATCGACACCGTATTGGCGTTACCAGAAGTGGACTACACCGGGACTACAAGCATTGCGGCCGGCACCGTGGATTTGGGCCATGCGTCCGCGTACACCGTCCCGGCCGGCACCAACGTGTTGGCATATTTGCAACAAATCAACAACACCGCCGAGTTTGGGCGGTTGTTTATGTCCGCCAACGGTGTATTGACATTCCAAAATCGTGTGGGCACCACGCTAAGTAGCCCGGTAGCCGAGTTTTCAGACCAAGGAACGAACTACAAATACCGAAACGTGGCTATCCAATTTGACGCTCGACAAGTGGTAAACCGCTCGACAGTTACCGGGTTGGACGGTGTAACTGCCACGGATCAGGATTTGGCAAGCCAAACTACGTATTTTGTCCAAACCCGTGACGTGTCCAACTCGTTGTTGCACGTAGCCGGCCAAATCACGGCCGCCGCCGAGTACCTACTAACCCCGTATCCGTCCCCACGGCTTACAGCTCTTACCACCAATTTGGCCATGCTCACCGAGGCCCAACGCGACACCGTAGCGACTATCGACATTGGGGACACCATAACTATTACGGTGGACGTACCGAACTACGGCACCATTAGTAGCGAACTATCCGTAGAAGGAATAGACGGGGAAATAGCGTTGGACGGTGGCCATACGCTCACGTTTTACACGGCCGACACCACCGTGGTGTACCAACTTATTTTGGACGATCCGGTGTACGGTGTGCTCGATAGCACCAACGTGTTGGGTTAGGATTGCGACATGGCAACGACTCCCTATCCATTTGTTGCGGGTGCCGTTTTAACCGCGTCCCAACTTAATTCGACGTTCAACGTTCCGGTAAACAACCAAACCGCTAGTTACGTGTTACTTGCGTCAGACGGTGGCAAGCGCGTAGTAATGAATGCCGCCGGCGCAACCACAATTACCGTAAACAATTCTGTATTTAGCGCGGGTGACAGCGTTTGGATCCACAACATTGGTGCCGGGACTTGCACAATTACGGCAGGAACGGCAACAGTAACCACCACGGGTAGTTTGGCATTGGCGCAATGGGGAGGCGGCTCGCTCTATTTTACGTCGGCGTCGGCCGCAATATTTTTTCCCGCAGGCGGCATTTCTTACGGTGTAGCAACGGGCGGCACCGCTCTTAGTTCCCCACCAACCGGATATAGCGGGGTGCAATTTACAACTGACGGCACTTTGACAGTAACCAAAGCCGGTTTATTCGACGTACTATTGGTGGGTGGCGGTGGTGGAGGCAATTTAAATACGGGTGTTTCTCGATCATGGGGCGGCGGCGGTGGCGGCCAAGTAATTGGTTATACGTCATTGGTTACGGTTTATTTGGCTGTTGGTACGGTTTCTATTGACGTTGGCGCGGGTGGCGCGCAATCGAGCAATGGTTTGCCAACAAATTTTGGTTCGCTAGTTACAGCTTGTGGAGGTGGCCGCGAAAGTTCCGCAACAGAATTTGACAGCACCACAAGGCCTTACGGTTCGGGCGGTGGCGGATCAAACGGCAATATCGGCATAGATACGTTGGGAACTATCAACGTAAACAATGGCGGCGACGCGGACACCGGACAAAATGCGGCGGGCGGAGGTGGAGGTGCGGCCGGTGCGGGTGGAAATAAAGTAAATGCAACTACGGGTGGTGCCGGCGGAAATGGTTTAGATATATCCGGTTTTATTGGTGGGGCAACATATTATGCCGGCGCGGGTGGCGGTGGTGGTGGATCGGGAACCGGTGGTGCGGCAGGCAATGGCGGTGTAGCCGGTAAAACAAGCGGCAACGCAAATAACGGCGTTAATTATGGTGCGGGCGGCGGAGGTTCACACGGTAGCGGACTAACGGGTGGTGCCGGCGCGGCCGGTGCAGTTTTCATTAGGTGGAAGGTATGAGCGACCAAACAACGTACGCAAAAGTACAAAACGGCATAGTTACGGCCGTTCACGTAGTGACGTGGGAATTTTTAGTAGAAAATCCCGAACGTTACGGCAACCCGGATTTGTATTTGGAATGTTTCCAAGACGGATCGGGCCGTGGCTATTGCGCACCGGGTTGGTTATACGACCAACAACAAGACATTTTTATTAACCCATTAATAGTAATTATGGATTAACCAATGAATAAAAACGCGCAACTACAAACAGCAGACCAAACCCTAAAAGGTGCGGTTATCGCACTAGGTAGTTACGTTGCCCACAAATACAACGTGGACCCACAAATTATTGCGTTGTCCATACCGGTGGTATCGGCCGTAATGGCCATGGTAAGTACCCGTGTAGGCAACCCGGATACCGCTTGCCTATTTGTGCAGAAAACAGACGATACGAAATAATGCCCGTTTACAAGGTGCCCGGCTATTCGGTGGTATCCGAACCATTGGCCGGGACAATTGAGTGGGTAAAACAAGCCGAACTAACTAGCGGTGGCGCGGTATGGAACAACGGCCACTACGCAATGCGCAACATACGCGGTAGCGACACCGGCGGCAAGCGCGGCATTATCTCAAACCACGCACGTGGCGTAGCCATGGATTTGTCCTACCGGCGTATCGAGGCCCGCAAGCTTGGCGTACCTAATGCTCGCATAAAGGCCCTAACGTGGCTTAACACCGTCCTAGACAATTGGGAACTATTAGGTGTGCAATGCGTATTGGACTATTTCCCCGAACCCCACGGCCGTGGGTGGCGTGTCGATCGGGTGGACGCACTACCACCCAAGGCCCACAACGTCCAAGCGTGGGTTAAATATATGAAACCCACCATTACCGGGGCACCCGGCGGCGATTGGTTCCATATCGAAATAACGCTAGGTATGGCCAACAACCCGGATCGGGTACGGGCCGCATTCCATGCCGCGTTTGGCAAATCCACCACTACCGAACACGTCCCCACTACGGTGGAACCGACAACTACGAAAGGCGGCAAGCGACGTGCCAGACCAAACGGAAACCAACCAACCTAACCTTATTTTCTACGAGGTTTTAACCGGCCAATTGGACACCGGAACCCAAATACTTGTCCAAATTTTTAGGTTGCCAAACGGCACCATATCGCTAGCCCAACTAGCAATGCGGAACAATAGGTGGGAAACATGGGGCGTACCAATTCGACTAGAACACGCGGGAACACACCCGGCACCGAGGGACGGCGGCGCGGCATGAACGCGATCATTGGTAGCATTTTCGTGGGTGCCGCGTTTGTAGTCTCCCTATGGGTTAGCCCACTCCCTAATCCACAGCCAGACGCGGCACCTACCAACACCATGGTGCCCCCAAACACCGTTTACAGCCCGCTAGACGCGTCAAAAGCCGCAACCCCTACCACGGTGCCCCAACCCCCAATAGGGGATTGTGGCGCGTGGGCCGGCTACGCGTTGGGGTTTGGTTGGCCGGCAACCGAGGCCCCACAATTAGCCCAAATTATGCGTTTAGAAAGCGGTTGCAACCCGTACGCGTTGGGCGACAACGGCAATTCCTACGGATTGCTACAAATCCATTGCCCTACGTGGGTGGCGCGCTCAACCTATTGGCCTACCGGGTGGGCCGCCGCCAACGGCTACCCCATAACGTGCAACGATCTATTGGACCCGGCTACAAACCTTGCCATAGGTTTTTTAATTTGGGCCGGTGTACCCGGATCGGGTGGCGGTTGGTGGAATTGGACCACGTACCGGCCATGAGCGAACTAATGGCAGATTGCCACGGCACCGGCCAATTGGTGTACGCCAAAATAAACGAACTACACGAAAACACCCATGATCTGTTTACAGCTCGTTGCGCATTTTTGGCCATGGTCCGCATACGCATATTGGAACAACGCATAAACGAACTAACCGCCGAACTACAACGGTTGGAACAAGTGGCCCATGGGTGTTACTAAGGCCGTCATAGAACTAGGACCGCTCGACGTAGGCGAACTACGTATGTTCGTGGACTATTTCTACGAAAAACGCCACCAACACGGCGAACTTAAAAACACGTCCTACGTGAAACCCGGCTACACCCGCGAGGCGTGGATTAAACGTTGCGACATGGTGGGATTTGCCGCCGAAATGGCATTTGCCCGCTACCTACGCGTCCCCTATGAGCTACAAGCGGACACCAAATTGGCCGGCGCATATGACGTAGCCGGCTACGAAGTACGCGGCACAGATCTAGCCAACGGGTGTTTAATAACCCGAGATTTTGACAAACCCGCCATATACGTGTTGGGCATTGTGGACCGCGTGGACTATCTGAACTACCACGTGACGTTGGCCGGGTGGGCCAACTACGCCGACACACTCAAACCCGAACACCACCGGCCAAGTGATTGGTACCGAGCAAACGCCTACTACACACCACAAACCGAATTACACCCGTTAGGTACGTTGCCAACACTCACAACGAAAGCGACGGTTAGCAATGGCATTTGAGTTAAACGGCTACGTAGATGTTCCCACCCGGTTGCGGTTGGCGTTAAAAGATTGGCCCCAATTACGGATCCAAGAAACGTCTTGCACACTTGAACAAGTGGGCGAACAATTGTTTTTAATTTGCGTGGTAACGGTGTGGCGTGACGAACGGGACGCGGTGCCCGTTATTGCGTCTGCCGCCGAACAAGTACCGGGCCGCACACCATATACGCGTAATGCGGAACGAATGGTGGGGTTTACGTCCGCGTTGGGCCGAGCTTTGGGTTATATGGGTTACGGGATTGACAAGTCCATAGCGAGCCATGACGAAATTAAACACCGGCAAGATATTGAGCCGGTCGAGGATCCATGGCCAACTACACCAGATCAGGAAAACCAATTGGCTATGCGCCGCATTGTGGAAAAGGAACAAAACAAACGTAAAGCCATGGCAAGTAATGGCCCGGTGACTGCACCGCAACTAAAAATGCTTAAAATCCAAGCCACAAAAGCCAATTTGGCAGATGATGAGGCGTTGCGGCTATTCTGCACCGACACGTTGGGCAAAGAGATTGAGAGCGTTAGCGCGCTAACAAAGTTTGAGGCCTCGAAGGTGATTGAGGAATTGTTAAAAGAAGTGGCTAGCAAGAGCATGGAACGGTCCGAACCGTTTTAGACAATTGAGGTAGGACCGTCTCACGGTTACGTCCCGCACGTGTCTAGCGGGTGTTGGTGTAAATCCACGCGGC